CCCGTAGCTGGCAGTGACCAGAGCATGCGCTCATGCTCGGAGCGGTACTCCGTCATGACTTCGGTCAACTCGTAATTCATGTCGTCTTCAACGTTGGCCGCGATCTCTTTCATCTCAGGCGTGTCTTTGCCCAAAATCTTAGCCCGTACAGGCCCTTGGGCTGGGAACGTCTCAGTGATTGTCTCGGACTGAAAGCGAACAACGGCTTCTGTAATCATGGGGTGGAACACACCGCATGCACCTTGCCATGGTTCTGTTCTTTCCTCAATCTGAAGGCCCAAGAGTTTGAGGCCATCAACGTATGTCTTCTCCCACTCTTTGCGTGACTGCTTGTCTTGGTCAATGTCTGCAACCAGATCGCCAGCCAACGACTGCAAAGCACCATCGTCTATGTACTCGGCCAAGTTGTCGTCAAAGCCTTCTTCCTCTGGCTCGCCTTTGCCAATGGTAATCTCCATCCCATCCATGCCGATGGTGACTTCTTCGGGATCAACGATCTCGATCTCCAAAGGGGATTCTTCTTGCGCCAGTTCTTCAATGCCAAGCGGTTGTTGGTACAGCGCTTTGTCGATGTTCGTTGCCATGTTTAATCCTAGTAGTATGCGTGTGTCTTGCGACGGAAGATTTCAGGGTCATCTTTCTCGTCTGAGTCCAAACTGATAAAGCCGCCTTGCCTAAAGCGTAGCAGCGCCTGTGTTGTCGTGTCCACGTAGTCGTCGTGCTCCCCAACTGGGAACGCGGCCATCTCTTCAATCACTTCCCGCGCCCAGCGTGTATCGGGTGCCCAGACTTTACCACTGCTGAATAAATCCGCAACTGCGTTGACACGCACCGTCTTGTCGTTCCCCCTCGACGGGCTGAACTCTTGGACTGGTATCCCCATGGCCCGAAGCTCTTGGATCAGTGGTGCGCCAGCCGCCTTTTTCTCCACAATGAACGCGTCAGGTTCCCACTCCTTATAGTGCTTAAGGGCAACGACCTTGAGTTCGGGAAAAGCCATCCGGTCTTTAAAAGCGTCGAGCAGGATAAGTTGAGGCGAGTCATTTTCTTCCTCGTTGTAGAAGATACCCCACGTGGTGCACGCGGAATAATCCGAGTTGGTTTTGGTTTCAAACGCCGTATCCCATGACTGGATGATGTACTCACAGCTTGGCGGCTCCTCGCCCTCCCATATTCGCCACATCTTTCTGGACACGATGGCCGAGTTCTCAGCAGTGGGCTGCTGCATGTACTGCGCGTTCCAATACCTTGGATCAATGGATGCTTTTGTGGATTTCAACGCTTCCAGTGACCACTGCTCTGGCCAGAGGGACTTCTCGTCCTCTTCGCCATCGTTCAAGATGGCCGGCAACTCCACGATCTCCCAAGGCAGCGCTTCTGGATTTTTGGTCTGGTAATCTATTAAGCGACCGGTCAGGTCAAGGAGTGACCAACGAGTCATCACAATGATGATCCCCCCGCCCGGCATCAAACGCTGCAGTGGGCCCGTTTGGAACCAAGACCATGCCGTATCAAACGCAAGTCTAGAGTTTGACTTTACATCTTGTTCAGAATGAGGATCGTCAATAACAAACAGATCGGCACCACGACCGGCCAAAGCTCCTCCGACACCAGCAGCATAGTACTGACCACCAGCACTAGTAGACCATTTTCCAGCAGCCTTCTGGTCATCTGCAACAAGCGTTTGAGGAAAGACTTCACGGTACTCCTCTGAGTCAATCAAGTTCCTGATACGCCGACCAAAGTCTTCCGACAGACCCGCAGTGTGCGTGCCCATGATAATTTTCTTCTCAGGGTATTTACCTAGGAAGTATGCGGGAAACAAATAGGACGAGAACTCAGACTTACCCATACGTGGCGCGATGTTGATAATCACGCGCTTCTTCCTACCCTCAACCACGTCTGTGAATATCTTGGCCAGCTTCCTGTGGTGGGGGCCTACTTTGAAATTGGGATACACCGCTTGGGCAAATCCCAACATGTTGGTGCCAGCCGCTTTCAGGCTGGCGCGTTTCTCTCGAAGCTCCAAGTCTTCAAAGAGTTCCATCTTTTCTTGAACGGACATGAAAGGCAAAGCCTTCTGCATGGCCTCAAGCTCAATCTTACTGAGTGTTGTAAATTCGTCACGCTTCATCAAAGTCTTTTCTCATGTCGCCGTCATCGACATGTTTTGATAACGTGTTGTTTTTTGGGGTGTTTTCGGACATGTCTTCCGTAACGTCAATGACGTCTATCACACCCATGAATCTGTTGAGCTTCTCTTTGATGCGCGTTTCCAACTCGGTGTCCGACATTTCTATCTTCTTGACTTCGATTTTCTCTGTGAACAGCCCAACCTCTGTAACTTTACCTAGGAGGCCAAGCGCTTTGAGGCGGATGTTGGCGTTGGGATGCTCCGTTTCTTCTACCAGCTTGGCCACTGTGTAGCCTCTGATTTCCTTGGCCTGCTGTACAAATTCCCAGTCGTAGGCGGAAAGCATACCAACCAGACGCTGGACAGCTTCAGGCGTTTTAATATTTGCTAGAGAGGTATGCGTCATTTCCGCAGGTTTGGCGGTGACGATGTTGGTGAAAGCAGTACGTGCTGCTTGGCTTTGGGACTCATTGACCAAAGTATCTGTGTCTACGGCTCCAAGTTCTTTCAACCAGTCAACCGTTTTGGCCATGCCGTCGACCACGTCCGATGGATCAGTCTTGTCCATGGAGCGAAAGTTACCTTGATGCTCCTGCACCTCGGGTTCGAAATTGATTAAGTGATCTAACATCTGCGCATAAGCCCTTGAACCTGCGATGTAGATAATGTACACTTAAATGGAGTGGGTGCGCAAGCGCTTGCTTTCTCCTTGATGGTATCAGTTGCCATCTTTATCCCCCGGAACGTCTGCAGATGCCCGGGGGATTTTTTTATTTACGGTTGTCAAACGTTAGACAAGGGTATTTTTAAATTTTTATAAAATTTATGGGGTGAGTACTTTGGTTTGCAGGAATATTTTTTCTGTATTTGAGGTGTGTACTAAGTTATTACAAAGTTTGCTGTGCGGTTATAGAACAGTGTTCGTATCTGGCAGCGGGGGTGCATGGGAATTTGGGCTGGTGGGGGATGGGTAGGGGTCAAAACCTGCCAAAAACGCCCCAAAACAGGCAAAACAGGGTCACATTGACCCGAAAACAGAGGGATAGACAGCGATCAAACAGGGGTCACCGCACAATAGAGGTTGTTAAGGGTAGTCAGCCCTTGGCAACTCAATCAACTCAAGGAGAAAATCATGACAAACAAAGCAAACGCATTTAAGACACTCGATACATTCGCTGACTCAAGGGTCAAGCTCATACAAGGCATGAAGGATGCGGGCTACGCGACAGTCGAAGCGTGTCGCCCCATTGTGATCGAGTGGGCTTGTGATAAGACGGGCGCGAAGTACCGCGAGAACAAAGCGAAAACCAAGATCATGCTTGTCACCAGTCACCCCAACTACGAGGGCGCGAAGACCACAGTGCGCGACATCATGCACATGATCGAGGGAACGAAGCGCGTGAACTCTAGCGCGAGAAAAGAACCGCTTGACCCTGTTGCGAAAATCATCGAAGCCTTCAACAAGCTCACCCCTGCTGAACAACGCAAGGCACTGAAAGCACTCGTTGCATGATTTTCGGGTCACTGTGACCCGCTTTTTTCTGCGAACACGGGAGAAAGAGCTTCTCTCGTTGTTTCGTTTCTTGTCTAACGCAAATCGTATTGCGAATCACTCTCATTCACATTCAAAGGAATCACCATGACACAAAACCAATTCGACGCCCTTTGCAACGAGCATGGCATAGCCCCAAGCATCGCGCTTGAGAACGAGGAACTCATCGAAGCCTTACGCGAGCGCAACGATGAGCAAGTCATCGAGATAATCACAAACAACTTTTAACCCCAAGGAGAACATCATGTCCAAATTCAAACACTACTCACCCAAAGAAATCGCGCTCGCTAAGTGGAACAACGAGCAACGCCCCAAGTACATGGAGAAGATCGAGCGTGATGCCAAGCGTAGCTTCATGCTCAGACGCGTGGAAGACATGGAAGCCCAAGCCGAAATACGGGTCACGATGACCCGAAAATGACGAGACGCGAAAATCACACCAAAAAACTACCTATCCACATTTTCGCAACTATCCGCAAGGTCAGACATCCGC